GTCTTCGCTCCCCGGCGCCACGTCCGTTCCGCTGTACCAGTTCCACATGCTGTTTGAGCAGTCCGCGCGCATTCTGGTCGTGTACGGCACGAACGCGTACGGTGACACGGTGTACAACCCGCTGCTTGTTCGATGGAGCGACACGGAGGACATCGTCAACTGGGCCCCCGCGATAACCAACCAGACCGGCGAGTACACGCTGCCGTCCGGGTCGGCAATCGTCACCGCCGTGCACACACGCCAAGAGATCGTGATCCTGACCGATACCGCCGTGTTCACCCAGCAGTACGTCGGCGCTCCGTTCGTCTTCAGCTTTGTGCAACAAGCGGACAACATCTCGATCATGGGGCCGAACGCGGCCATCTCGATCAACGGCGTGGTTTACTGGATGGGGCGCGAGAAGTTCTACGCGTTCGACGGGCGTGTCCAGACACTGGAGTGCACGCTGCTGGACCACGTGTACGACAACATCAACCTGCTGCAGGGCTTGCAGGTGGTGGCGGGTACGAACGAGGGCTTCGATGAAGTCTGGTGGCACTACTGCAGCGCGGATGCGCTTTTGCCGGACCAATACGTGATCTATAACTACACGCTGCGCGTCTGGTACTACGGAACCATGTCTCGCACCGCGTGGATCGACTCCCCGCTGAAAGCATCGCCCCTAGCCGCTACGATAGTCAACAACCTGGTGCTGCACGAAGACGGCGTGGATGACGTGGAGACCGTCAGCAGCCAGCCGATCGACGCCTACATCGAGTCCTCGGACTTTGACATCGGTGACGGGCACAACTTTGGCTTCGTTCGCAGCATCCTGCCGGACCTGACTTTTACCGGCTCGACGGCGATCACACCTGCGGTGACCATGACAACGCAGACCCGGAACGCGCCAGGCGCCCCGCTGAACGCGGACACGGACGAGACGGTCTCCCGCACGTCAACGGTCGTTGTGGAGCAGTGGACTCCGCAGGTTTTCATGCGCGCGCGGGGGCGGCAGATGCGGTACAAGATTGCGTCGGACACGTTGGGGGTTCAGTGGAAAATTGGCACGCCGCGTATGGACGTCCGGCCCGACGGACGTAGGAGCTGACATGGCCCTGCGTGCACCGCGACTCAGCCAGGCCCCTGCGGAGTACGAGCGCCGCTTCTTGGACACGCTCGTGTCGGAACTTGTGGCGTATTTCAATCGCGCCAACGCGCCGTACCCGCACAACGCCAGCACGCTAAACATCAACATTGACACGTTGCCCACCGAAGCCGTCCTTGCTACACTACGCTCCGGCGACGTCTACAGGGACACGACTGCATCAAACGTGTTGAAAATCAAACCGTAAGAGGTCCCTATGAGTCTCGCAAAAATCGCATCGGCCAAGCGCAAGCGCAAGTTCTACGACGGCGGTCAAGCAGACCCCGAAGGTCAAGCAGATGCTTCGCGCGCGGACGGCTCCCCGAGCGTAGGTGGGTTCAACCCGGACGGCGGATGGTCCGCCAACGATTCCGCGCAGTTCGGTACGCCCACGGCGCCGGCTGGCACCGGGGCTCCTTATTCCGGCGGGGACACAGGCGGAACGGCCACAGCCACACCGACGGCGGCACCTTCGAGCAATTTCCTGTCCGGTCTGACAGTTGAAGGCGTGCTTGGTGCGCTGGGGCGGATGCCGGGAGGTCTTGGCATGTTGTCAGGGCTGGCGAGCAAGGGTATTGCCGCTGCCAAGCAGGACTGGAGCGCGAGAGAAAACGACTCGGCGCAGTTTGGTATCCCGATGCCTTCACGCGGTCAGGACAACGGGGAAGGTAGCATGGGCTCCGGCTTGGCCTCGGATGCCGCGGCCAACCCCTTCGGGTCCTCCGCCCCTACGCAAACCACACCCACCGCGCCGGCCGACGCTGGCATGCGCAAGTACGTCTGGGACCCGGTGGCTCGGCAGTACACACTGACCAACGTCGGCGCAGGTGCCAACCCCATGGGCTACACATCCGGGCAGACGTTCAAGATGGCCGCCGGCGGGCAAGCGCCAAGTGGCATCGCTGCCGGGGCACCGCTGGGTCCGCGTTTCGTGCAGGGCGGTGGCACCGGCTTGTCGGACGATGTCCCGGTCAAGATGGATGACGGCGGCGAGGGGCGTCTGGCGGACGGTGAGTTCGTGATCCCCGCAGACGTGGTGTCTGGCCTGGGCGGGGGGTCGTCCAAGGCTGGCGCGGACATTCTGTACCAGATGATAGAGCGCATCCGACAGATGGCGCACGGCAAGAGCGAGCAGGTTCGTCCGGTGGACCCGGGCAAGGCTTTGCCCGTATAGGAGGCTAAATGGCAACGACTACATCGACAACCAACTCCTCGCTACCCGGCTACATCGAGCCGTACGTAACAGACCTGTTTGCGCGCTCACAGGCGTTGACAGGGAGTGCACCTGCGCCGGCCTACACAGGCGCGCGAGTGGCCGGTCTCACCCCCCTGCAGGAGCAGGCTGGTACGTCTGTGTCTGGACTCAACGCCGGCAACCTGATGACGCAAGGTGCCGGTGCCATCGGTACGGGGGCCAATTACACACCGAGCACCGGCGCCTTCGGGCTTGAGGCTGCACAGCAGTACATGAACCCGTACCAGCAAGGCGTGACCGATATTGCCAAGCGGGAAGCTACACGTGACGACATGATCGCCCAGACGGGGCGGGATTCCGCAGCGGCCAAGGCCGGCGCGTTCGGCGGCAGCCGCCACGGCGTCATCGAGGCGGAAGCCGATCGCAACTTGGGGCAGCGTCTCAACGACATCCAGACGCAAGGGCTGAACACTTCCTGGCAACAGGCACAGCAGCAGTACAACGCCGACACCACGCGTCAGCAGCAGGACCGGCAGTTCGGTTCCCAAGCAGCGATCAAGGGCGGCGAGGCGCTGGGTGAGATGGGGCGTAGCGCGTTCGGGCTGCAGTCAACGGCGGGTCTGCTGGACCAGAGTACGCAGCAGCGTGGGTTGGACACAGGGTACCAGGACTGGTTGAATACGCAGCAGCACCCATACGACCAGCTGACGTTCATGCGCAACATGGTGTCGGGTTTCCCGGGCAGCACCACCACGCAGACCACACAGCAGTCACCTACGTCCAACTGGGCTTCGGACCTGGCGGGTGTCGGTTCGGCCATCGGCGGCCTGGGTAGCCTGTTCGACCTGTGGGCCGGCGGCGGGCACATCCCTGAACGCAAGTCCGGACTGGGCGCGGGGCGCGTGGCGCAACTTTACGGGAGCCTGAAATGACGCCGCACACCGCGGCTTGCAGCCGCTATATCGGGGGTGCGACATGAGTTTACAAAGCAGCATGGCCGTCATGAAGGCCAAACTCGCCGGCAACGTGCCGCAACTGCAGGCATTGGCCATGCAGGGTGACTTCGAGGCCGTGGCCGCGCTCAAGGAGATGACGGACAAGAAGGCCTACGCGCAGAGCATGGCCAACGAGACCGCCATGAGCAAGGAAGACACCCTGCCTGTACTCGAGCAGCTCGTGGGTAACCTGGAAGCGCCGCAGAGCGGCATTGCTGCGTATGCCAGCGGCGGCCGGGCGTTTTCGGGCGGCGGCGAGAACTACGCGCAGCTGTTCACGGATTCAATGCCGCGGAACCAGAAACCGCTGTACGCACCGTCGGCTGTCAAACGGGACGACGGTAGTTCCGTTGAGCGCCCAGCAGAGCCCTACCTGCCGCAGACCGCAGCGGAAGCGTTGATGGCGCCGCCCGATCCGAACAGCCGTGATCTCGGTGATTGGCTGCGCAAGGTTCTGTACGGGGGCAAGACGCGCGAGGAATACTACAAGGAAGCGCCGGCGGCAAAGCCGGGGCAGGCTGCGCAGCAGGCCGGCAGCGCCTACCCCGACCAGGTGCAAGCCCGTTCGCCAGCGACCAACAAGGAGACGGTGCGCAAGCCCCGGTACTCCGGCATCGCGGCTGCCGCTGCGCCGGCGGAGACCTCGCCCCCGTCTGATGGACCGTTCGACCCCAAGAAACGCATGCAGCGCCAGGAAGGCGCGGGGATGCCCAGCCTGCCGGCCGCCGAGGACCAGACGGACGATCAGTTGCGGCAAAGTCTGGAGGCGCTCACCACGCTGCAGAAGGAACGGGACGAGCTGCGCGGCAAGTCCCGGGCCCAGTTGGAAGCTGCCTACAACGCCAAGGTCAAGAACCTGACCCCCAGCAAGTTCGACCGGGTTATGGAGTTCCTGGCCGGTGTGTCCGCCAAGGGCGGTAGCAGCGCGGCACAGGCGCTGGGCGCCGGTGCGCTGGCCATGCACGGCAAGGACAAGGCCCGCAAGGAGCAGTTGGCGTCGGTCAAGGAGATGTATGACAAGGCGGACCTGCTGGAGCAGGAAGCCCTGGTGCGCGACCGCATGAAGGACGTCGAGGGGGCCATGGCGCTGCGCAAGCAGGCCGCGGACCTGCAGCGGCAGATCGCCGCCCAGAAGTCGACCGAGAATCTGCAGGGGGCCCAGGCCGACTACTACCGCGGCGCGCGGGCAGACCAGGCACGGGCGGCGGCCGAGGCGAGCAGGGCGCGGGCGAACCGGCCCACGGGTATTGCGGCAGGCGTCAAGCCCATCGATCCCGTGAAGCGCGCCAATTTGATCCGCCAGGAAGCGGACGCGCTGGCCAAGGCGGAAAACAAAGACCTCTCGGCCATGTCTCCGACCGAACGAGAAGCGCTGAACGCGCGCGCAACGCGTATCGTGGACACCAACCTCGGTAAGCCGGCAGCCGCGAGTCCCGCTGGCGGGCAGCGTCTCAAATTTGACGCACAGGGCAACCTGATCCAGTAGGATACGGCATGGCAATCGAAGCAGAACTGGCTGACGGACGTATCCTGGAGTTCCCCGACGGCACAGATCCGTTGGTGATTCAGGCCACCATCAAGCGCATGATTGCCGGTGCGCAGGGCACAGCCAAGTCCGGTTTCGTCCCGGCAATGAAAGCCGGGTGGGAAGACCTCAAGGGCAGCCTGGCAGGGCTGGCCGGGCGCTCGGGGCTTATGTCCATCAAGGCTGCTGAAGAACAGCAGGCGCGCAACAAGGCCGAAGCCGCGCGGGTGTTCAAGCCCACCGATGGCACCTGGTTTGACTCGCCCATGGCCAAGCTGGCGGAAACTGCCGGCGGTTCGCTGCCGTACATGGCCGCCCCTCTTGCCGCCGGCGCGGGTGCGGCGTTCGCGGGTGCTCCGGCCCTGGCCGCCGCCGGCGCCGCCGGTCTGGCCTCCGCTACCCAGTTCACCGGGTCCAACCTGGCCCGGCAGCAGGATGAGGGCAAGAAGCTGGCCGATACGGACCTGGGCGCTGCGGCCCTGGCCTCGGTCCCCCAGGCTGCGCTGGATGTCGTCGGCTTCAAGATGATCCCCGGCATCCGCCGGATCTTTGCCGCTGCAGGCAAGGAGCTGACGCCCAAGGCCGCCGCCGAGATCGCGAAGCAAGGGCTCAAGTCCACGCTGGCCGACTACGCCAAGTCCGGCGTCAAGGCGTCCGGTGTCGAGGGTCTGACCGAGGCGTCCCAACAAGTTTTCGAACGGCTGCAGGCCGGGCTGGCGCTGAACGACGAGGCGGCGCGCGAGGAGTACCTGCAGAACTTCATCGGCGGCGCGGCGCTGGG